GTCCACGGCCTTGTCGACCTTCGCCGGGCTGTCGACCCAGCCCTCTGGCAGTGGCTCGCCGTCAAAAATTTCCTTCTCGATCTCGCCATCTCCGCCGCGGCGATACCCGAAGGTCGGGTTTGCAAATTTGAGGATGCGGGCCTGCATCTTGGCGTCAGGCTGCTGCATTTTCTGCTTGCTCCTTGATGTCTGTAGGTTCACGGCGGATCAAGGCCGCGTGCTGTTCAATGAAATCAACTCGTCGACCGTTCTCCGCGCACCATTCCACTATGGCCGTGCCATAGGCTCGGTCGTCGGCGTCATCGACAATGATGGTCTCGGTGCGGTGGCCGAACCGCTCGTAGAACCCCATCCGGTCGCCGACGAGCCGCGGTGGGCCGTCGTTAAGCCCCAGCGCGAATTCGGTCGGCAGCTCGGTCTCATAATCGCTCAAGTCGTACCAGCCGTCCTTGATGGCACAATCACATACACCAATCCCGGAGACGCCGGATTCCTCTATCATTTCCCCTAGTCGGATTGCCCAGAACGGATCATGCTCCAGACAATAGATTGGCTGGTCTGTCACTGCGGCCATAAGAATAGTCGTCAGACCACTCCCGGCCTCAATAATTGGGCCATCGGCTTTCTTAGCCATGGCAACGCAAACAAGCAGAACATCCGCTGGGGGAGAATAGAGATTGTCCATGTACTTAGCCGCTTCCATGAACAGCTTCGGTTCCATACTGCCCTTGGCTAGTTCCTCGGTCACATATCGCAAGGTGGTGCCATTATCACGCCGGAGAGCCGCGCCGAGACTATCCTGCATAATGGTCTTGGTTGCATGGCCCAGATACAGATCCGGAGCTGCCCAGACTTTGCCGCCGTCGGCAATCCACTTGTGGCAGAAACTAAGATCCCCACCCCAGCGAGTGCCATCTTTGTAGGTACGCTCGAACAACAATGGGATCATAGAACGCCGATCGCCATCGTTATGGTAATGCTGGGCGTTGCGAGCAAGAGTTTCCAGCACCCTTCGCCTGATACGCATAAAGCCCGTTGGAAGTCCCGCGACCTGGATTAATCCTTGGTCGTTGGGCTTTATCTCGCCGGGGATCATTAGAATTGGCATGTTGAAAGAAGACGCTGTGCCCTCACGGCGATACGGATAAATGCCCCCGACGATATCGCAATCGTAGGAAACCAGCGCAATGAGTGATTCCGGATCCCACGATACATCGGCGTCAATGAAGACCAGATCCGTGCAATCGGTCAACAGGAATTCTTGAACCAATCGGTTCCGAGCATCGTCAACGTGACAGTTACCCGAAAGCAGCATGTAGGAATTCAAAAACCCCGCATCTTCCAGCGCCATCCGGCTGCGCTGAATGGAGAAAGTGTAGCTGGCATCGAGATTGTCATAAGCCGTGGTCGCTAACATGATCTTTTGAACGCCGGTCATTTCGGCATTAGTGTGGTCGAGAAAGAAATCTGACATGGTCAACCTTGTAATTATTGGTAAAGAGCAACTCGATAGACTTACGACGTGACGATCAAGCCAAGATTGACCATGGCGGTGTATAGCCGTGTGACTGCCGCCTCGTTGGTGCCGGTGGTGGCGGTTGTCACAACCGCCGTAACGGACGGCCGGGCAATCGGCGTGGCGCCATAGAACCCAACCGTGCTAGTCGCGCTTTCGCCCACTTTGGCTCCCGTAGCGGCTAAAGCATTGTGGAGTTTCATGCGATCCTGAGACTGGAGGTTCGGCAACAGCCGCGTAAGGTGTCCGCTTTCGGTAGCCATGATGGTTCTCCTTCAAGCCGGAAGCGGGGGAGTTTTTAATTCCCCCGCCCGTCGATAAGCCTACGTCGTGGTATACAAGCCGAGATTGACCAAGGCCGTATTGATCGCCACGATCGCCGCTTCATTGGTGGCCGTGGTGGCGGACGCGGTTGGCGCCGTAACGGTCGCCCGAACAATCGGTGTAGCGCCGAAAAATCCGATCTTGCTCGTCGAGGTTTTCCCGAGACCCACACCGTCGCCGGTCGGGTTGCCGTTGTACCAACGGACATTGGAAGTGGTAACGCTGTTGACAGTCATTGTCTTCTCCTCACGGAGACAACCCCCCGGAGGGGGCCGTGCCGTGTCATATGATGGATGTTGCGCTTACGCGGTGCCGCTCACCCGGGTCGCCAATTCCGGATAAATCGCTTTCACGCCGTAGAGAATATCGCCGCGGATGATCTCGACATCGTTATCGATATCGTAATCCTTGACCAGCCGCACACTCAACCCGCGATGGGTCTCGCGCGCCTTCCACTGGACAGAGTCCGGCATTTCGAGTGGCACGTTCACCAGAGCGAAGGCGTTCTTGTGGAACACCATGTTCTGGGGAGTGATTTCCGCCGCCGTGGTCGACTTGTAGATGATCGTGGCATTGTTGGGCGCCGAGTTCGAGACAGTCTGATACGGACCCGAAGTGATGATCGGAGGCGAGATGGAGAGCGTCGTGTCGCTGGTCGTGGTGACGTTGGCCGTCACATCGGCCCGGAGAACGAACTCCTGCAGGAAATCCAGCGTCACCTTCGACACCGGATTGACCGCGAACACCGTATCGATGGTGAACACATCGCCCTCGAAGAGGGAGTCAGCGGTGGTCCAACCGTCCGTCACGAGATCCATCTTGTAGGCGGTCAGCACGTTGGCATAGGTGGTGCTTTGAGCAGTGGTCACAAGCGGCGTGCCGTCCCCACCCGGGCCAGTGGTGTGACGGGCGACGTTCTGGTCCATGTAGGTTTCCAGATTGGCCACCCGGCCCAACCGGGCCTGACGGTAGGCTTCCGCCTGTGGACTGGCAGGCTGGTCGGTGAGAGTGAGCCCCGCCAGGTTACCAATCATCGCCCAGGAATCGGCCGGAGCCAGAACGGCGTTGCGCTGATCCTGCGGAACCGCCATCTCGTCGAGCCGCTGGGGCGCCTTGGATAGATCGGCGAAGCTGTTGATGGTATTGGACGGGGTTCCGACCCAGTTCCAGATCTGCTTGTAGAGATCGAGCAGATCGGTATCGACCTTGTTCGCCAGCGCGATCATGGCCGGCTTGATGTAGCGATAAGCGTACTCCTCGATCGACAGCGTGAGGTCCTGAGTGGAGAAGTTCCAGGAGACGTGCTTGCGCTTGTCGATGGTGATGTTGGTCGATGCTTCCTCCACGTCCTGGTTGGTCCTGGTCGCACCGTCGGTAACGACGAACTTGACCGGCTTGCGGATCGAAACCGTCTCGCCGACCTTGACGAACTCCTTGCGGTAATCGCGATGAACGAGATTGCCCATCACGAGGTTGTTTTCGAGCTGGAACAACGCCTCCTTGGCGATGATGCTCGGGGTAAGGATTCTCTGTACCATCTACTTGATCTTTCCTGATCGCCTCCCCGCGATGTATTCGTCCATCGACATCTTTTCGGGGCTCGGGCGCATGGCAGCGCCAGAACCGCCCAATGTCGGGACAGGCGGGGGGGCTGATGTGGGGGTGGGGACCGGCTTCGCTTGCTGGCCCGGCTTGTCGGCGGGCGCCTGTTCGGCTGCCGCTGCCGCGGTGTTGTCCTCCGGCTTTGCAGCCGGGGCGGCCTGTTCGGCCGTCAAGGTGAATTCGATCTTCGCCAGAGCGCGGCCAAGGTCCACGTCGATCATGTCGAACATGGCTTTCGATTCGTCCTGGTGGGTCGCCAAGTAGTAGGCGAGACCCGGGCCCTGCTCGGACTGCCAGATTGCCTGTGCGGCGCGTGGATCAATCGCTAAGGACAAGTCGTACACCACGTCATCGTAGTCCTTGTGGAGCTCGCGGGCCGCTTCCTCCCGCTCACCAAAGGTCTCCATGGTCTCGGCTTGACGCTCGGCAGCGGCACGATTGGCCGTCTCCTGGCGGGCCTGTTCGGCCTTGGTTTCGGCTTTGGTTTCGTTTGCCGCCACCGTGTCCTTGGTCCACTTGCCCATGGCAGTGGCCCATTTCTCGTTGTCGAAGTCGTGGTCCTCGAGCGTCGGCGGCTCGGCAGGCACTTCCTCGGCCTTTGCGGCCGCTTCCGCCTCTGCGGCGGGTGCCCTCTCCCGGAGCTGCGCCTGAAGCCCGGCCAGTTGCTCCTGAAGCGTCTGGATGGCGCGGCCCTGCTCGCGACGCTCGCGACGGGACTGGGAGCGGCGCCGGGGCTTGGTCTTCTTCGGCTCGTATTCCTTGTCCTCATCGTCCGCGAGGTCGGCGGCTTCGCTACCTGCGTCGCCGCCGTCCTCGTCACCGCCCGGAGCGGGCTCTGCTTGAGCCTTCGGGGCGGCGTTGTCAGATTCCGGGGCTTCGGTGTCCTTGGCGACGAGCTCGGCCAGTTGCTCGGCCGTTGGACCTGCGTCTCCCTTGTCGCCTTCCGCGGCCTCTGCGGCCTCCTCGTCACTGGCAGGTTCGTCAGGCAGGGGGTCGTCCTGATCCCGGAACATCGGGTCGATCCACTGGGTATCCTGGCTTTCGCTGTCGGCAACGGGCGGGGTCTCCGGATTGACCGAAGGAACGCTCATGGCGGGTGCGGGTTCGGGGGTGGCAGTCTGTGCCTTGGAATCTGGCATACCTTGCTATCCTTCTTCAGGTGCGACGGCCTCTGCGGCCGGTGCGTGGGTATGGAAAAGCCGCCCGGAGGCGGCTGGTGGTGGTGTCTTAGATCGACCCCGCTGTCAGACGGGGCCGGGCTTTATTCTGCCGACGGTAAACTCAGGACTCACAGGGCATCGCCTCCTCACGCGGGTGGTTGTATCCACAGCGCCACCACTTGACCCAGCCGCTCGGCGCGGGGTCCGACAGTATGCGCCGTAGGGTGTTTTTGCTGCCTGCCCAGCCTTCTCGTCTGCACTTACGTCCGCATTCAAAGGCTTCTTCGATCCATGTGGTCGCCATTTCGTAAATACTCCTGATGGGTTAGTCCATCCAGTTGCCGCCCCAACTCTGATAGTGATATTTCCGCAGCATAGGAAGGTTGTATGGGACGCTCTCTTTGGCGATGCGGCAACATTCGGCGCGAATAGCCGCTAATGCCGTCGTTCCGGTATCGCAAAAGACCACCGTCGAAAGGTTTTTGGGATATTTGACGAAGTGCCGCTGCCACATCGGGGCGAGTTCCCGCCGCACCGCCATATCGATCATCTCCTCACGGGTCATGGACTTGCCTCTAAGCGTAGTGGTTCGTCTGGCCGTTCATGCTCTTGTCGCGGCTCTTGCGCGCCTTGCTGTACTCGGAATACGGCATCTTGCCCATCTTGCTCGGGCTCATCCCGATGTACTCCAGGGCTTTGGCCTGCTCCTTGGCCTTCGCCATCGCGGCCTTGTAGCGGGCCTTGTCTTTCTTGATCTCGCCGGCCTTGATCAGCGTCCGAACGTCGCTCTCGGACTGGTACTTCTTGTCCATTGCGGACATCTTGGAAAAGCTCTCTCCGTGCATCATGACGGCGGTCTCCATCATTTGAAGTGTTTCAGTTGAGCGGCGATTCGAAAAATGCCGACTTATGGTAGATGTACATCGGCTGGGCACGCAGTCTATCCATCGCCGGATTAACCACACGAGAAGCAAACTCATCGAGAGTGAGGGTCATGTTGGCCGCTCGTGGCTGAATCGTGGCCGCTTCGCCCGGCGCTGCGGCGAAGAAGCCCTCAGCGGGCGTGACCGTCATTACGACCGAAGCACCAGATGCTGCGGCCACTGGGACAGCAGACAGCGCGGCCAAGAAAGCGCGGCGGGACAAACCCTTCATCTCTCGTTTCCTCACTGAATTGTGGCTGGCTGCTGACCCATCCACACCACATTGAGACCTTGAGCTTCGGCGATCCGGTGACGGCCTGCGACCAAGACCCGCGCGCGCGCCGTGTCGTCGTCACTCAGCGCGGCCTCGATGGCATCGAGCAGCGAGCACATGTCAACCGCCCAAGCCTCGTAGTTCACTTCGCCGGTCATTGCACCGGCACCGAGCCGGCCCCATTGGTAGGATACGCTTGCGGGGGCTGCGGAGCAACTGGCCCAGTCGGTGCCACGGTGGGCATCTGCACCGGTGAATCGGGCGCCAGAATATCCCGCAACACCGCCTCGACCTGGCCCTCGATCATGGACTTGAACTGGCCGTTCGCCATCGCGAACTCGAACGCCTTCTCCAGGTTCTCCAGCTTGATCTGCTCGGTCTCTTCCTCGGTCTTGGCCACCTCGGCGGCCATCTCGATGATTTTCGCATTGGCCTCCGTGTCCTTGCGGGCCTGATCGCGCTGGTCGGTCTCGATCTTGGCCTTGGCCTCGATCTCCTCGGGCGAAGGCGGCGGCGGCGCGGGCTCCTCCTCGCCATCCTTCAACTCCACCATGCCCGGCGGCAGCATCTTGCGGAACCGCTCCGCTAGATCGTCCGAGCCCGGGAAATCGAGGGCTTTCACGATGATGTCCATCGCCACCTTGCCCGCTTCGGGCACGGCCTTCACCAGTTGCAACAGCGAATCAGCCGCCTCGGTCCGTTTGGTAGAATAGGACGGCCCGGTGGTGACCGCAACGTCGTAGACCCCGACCGCTAGATCGTTGACCCGGTGCTCCTGGCCGGCGTCGTCCACCACCGTCTGGTTGATGCGCGCCGCCTCGGTGGTCCCGTCCTCGTTCAGCAAGCGGATGACTCGATCGCTGTCGTAGACCTTGGGGATGATCCGCACCAACTGCCGCCCGCAAGCCACGATGGCCAGTTTCAGATTGTCGCTGTAATTGAAAGTCGAGATGTCCGATTGACGCTGCCGGGCGATTATTGCCTTGCCACTGGTCTCTGGTAGGCTGGGCGCGCGGGCGGCATCAAAATAAACCCCCGTGGTGGCCTTCATGTCGTCCTGGGCTATCAGGATTTCCTGGTGCATCGACGGGCTGCCCAGGGCTGGCTGGACACGCTGGGGCGGCAGGCCGCTGTTATTATCGTCCGGCGCGTAGGGCAAATACGGCATGTTGCGCGTGTTGGCCTGGTTCCACAGGGCCTCGACGCCGGCGATATTCTTCGGGGTAACCATGAAGGGCGATTTGGGCTGTAGCGCGATCTGCTCGGTCTGCGCTGCGCGCCAGTAATTGTACATCCGCTGCGGGTCTTTGGCGTGGCGAATGATGCCGTTCCTGATGGTGCGCCGGCCGATGTGGGTCTCATCGCCGATCACTGGAATGATCGGAATATCGGTGCCGATCCACTCGAACGGCCCTTCCAGCACCTCGTGGCCGTTGATGATGCGCATCTCGACCTTGTTGCGCTCCACCACTCGGCGCCTCTTGATGTAATGCCCCTGCCCAGTCTCAGCATCCTGCACCACCCCATCGCCCTCGTTCATCTCGGTGATGTCGATCGTCCGCCCGTCATCCAGTAGCGCCAGCGTCCGCTTCTCCAGAGTCTTGGTCCAATATTCGGCGACCCGGATTTCCTCGCCCTGCCGCCAATCGCCCAGATGGGTCGAGTCGGCGTCCATGAAGTCGAAGCCGACCAGGGCCGATTTCGGATAGCGCGCCTTGTAGGTCTCCAAGCCCATTGCCTCCTCGTAGAAGCAATACATCGCATCCGAACGGTCGAGTTCCACCGCCTGCGGATCCCAGGTCACCGCGTAGGGGTCGACGATGCGCTTGATGCGGATCACCTGGTCGAATGCCTGCTCGTGAGAATACTCGGTCGTGATCCGAAAGTGGCCGATACCGCACTGCGCCGCACCCTCGGCCGCGGTCACATAGGCGATAACAGCGTTCGACTGATGCTCTATATGCCGGATCGTCCCGGTGAAGATATCGGCAATTTCATCGTCACTGGTATCGTCGCCCGGTAGAACTTTGATGGCCGGCCGGTTCTGGCGAATTTCGTTGACGATCTGCTTCACGAAGGCCGGCATCCGGTTGATGGTCAGTATCGGGCGGCCATCCTCGTTGCGCTCGCGACGAATTTCCTCCGGCCATTGGTCGCCAGCCATGAATTCCAGGTCTTCGATACCGGCGTCCCGGTTGTCCTGCTCATGGTCGACCGCGATCTGATAGCGGTCGCGGGCGATGCGCATGAGTTCGGCGTCCTTGCCGCCGATGTCCTCGACATCGGGCAGTTTGTCCTCGACGCGCTCAACCATCATGGAGTCCGATCCGCTGCAGTTGGTCTTTCCGAATCAGCCGATAGCGGCCGATAGTACCGATGGCGGTCCACACGACTCCGTCGTCAGATTCGTCGTCAATCCAGCACAAGAGAGGGACCCGAGCGCAATCATGGCTCGAAGCTGTGCAAAACTGTGTGTGCATCAGACGGTGGGCGACTGGATCAATCATCACGGGTTGATCCGCAGCACCTGTTCGATATGCCCCTGCCCCTGCGTGTCCGAACTGATTTGTACCGACGTCTCACCGCCGGCGGCATCATCGCAATAGGCATACACCAGCCCATCATCGCCGACAGCGAGGCGCTTGCAGATAAGGCCCTCTGGCAGGGTGACGAAGTGCCGGATGCCGCTAACGTCTTCCATCTACGCCCCCAACTTTCCAAAGGGAACAATTACGTCAAAAGATTTGGCGGTCCAAGTTATACGCAAGGCGCCCGGCAATAATTTCAGACACGCAAGCAAACCATGCCGGTAAATTCGAGACCGAGGGCGTTGCACAATACGCCAGAGCCAAAAACCAACTGCCTCCGCCCAAGGCCAAACGCCTTCGCGGCCAAAGATTGGTTGGTGATTGCGCCGCATCCGTTCAACTCCACTCATCACGCCCCCATCCAGCTACCGGCCGCGCCTCGGCGGCGCCCGCCCAGCGGGTTGATCTTCGACATGTCGATGGTCAGCGGCGCCTTGGCGGCGACCAGCACTTCCTCGTCGCAGATGCGCGACAGCGCATCAAGCGCGTCCTTGTGGGCGCCGACCGGGAAATGCTCGATCTCCTCGTCCAGGAACTGCCGCACCACATCGACCGTCTCACCTTCCCAATTCGGCCGCATGAGCCGTTCCAGCAGATAGATCCGGTGTGCCTCGAAAATCGGCTGCAAGCGCATGATCCGGTCATCCTTGTGGAGCTGGCGGCCCAAGGGAGTCACGTCGAAATGGTAGGTTTCCTCTTCCTGACGCCATTCGATCGCCTCGATGTCGGCCTGGAGCCCGTATTGCTCGTAGCCGACGAACATCGGCTTGTAGGCGCGGTGCAGTTCGATCACCTTGGCGACCTTCTCGGTCAGGTTCATCTTGTCGAAGATCAGATCGATCATGTACCAGTTGTCGTCGGCGCCGTAGCCCAGCACCCACATGGCCGTGAAATCGCTCTCGCGCTTTTTCTTCGAGGCCGGGTCGACCAGGATGATGCGGCACAGGTTGTCGTGGTTGCCGCCCTTCCAGAACCGGATATCCTCGCGCTTGAAACCCAGCGTCGCATCGGCGCGCGGGTCTAGCAGCATCTGGCAGTTGTAGACGTAGGAGCCCATGTCCCGACGCTTCCGCGCGTTCTCCTCGGCGCTCATCAACACCGGCTCGCCGTCGACCGTGCCGTCCACCGTGGCCGGGTATCGGCGCTCCTTGGCGGCCTTGCGGCGCAGGATTTCCTCGTAGGGGTCAGCCTGGTGATATTTCGAGCCCTTGTAGCGGATCACGCCACCGCGCCGGCCAAGGTTCAGCGAGGTCGCCCAGGCGTTGGTGCATTTCTTGATCTTCTCGGAGGCATCGCGCCCCGATACGGTGTCGAGCGTCACCAGATCGTCGTAGTCCAGCACATGAAAATGCTTCGATGTCGGCTGCGATTCCACCACACCCCACGCCTCGACCGTGGCTTCATTGGGGTTGGTCTTGCGTTTGACCACGATCCCGTTATCGAGCGACCAGCGCGAGGCTTGGTTCTTCGGGTCACGCCACAGCACCTCGGGATAGAGGAACTTGAGATCGTCGTTGGTTTCCAGTTCCAGCTTGATCTGGCGCAAGAATCCCTTGGCGATGTCGCGGGTGTGGCTGAAAATCCCGATGGTGATCTCGGGGTTTTTCAGGATCGTCTGGATGTTTAGCGCGAAGGTCGAAATGGTCGATTTGTAGTGCTCGCGCGACCACAGATCGAGATAGCCGTCCGGCGCATTCTGAACTTCCCGGGCCCGGTCGAAAATCCACGGATGCAGCGCGTCCTTCCGTTTCAGGATGTAGACCAGCAAATAGAACAGATCGTTGCGGCCCAGGAAGGCGCGCGCCTCGTGGTAGCCGTCCTCCCCACCCGCCTCGAACGCCTGGTTCAGGTGGCGCGTGTACCAGCCGATGCGGTCGCGCAAGGCGTCGGCCGAAGGGGCGGGGGGAACCCGACGATCAATGGAGGACTGGGACACTGGCCAGCTTCTCCTCGAGTTCCTGGTTCATTTCCTCAATGATCTTGTCCATCTTGTCGCGCGTCAGGTTGTCGACGCGATCGGTCGCGCGGCCCTCGAGGAGCTC